GCCGAAGTTAAAATGTACGAAGCCGAAACCAAGCGAATTGCTGCGGTGCAGGCTGGCATGACTGAGCAACAGATTCAAGATATTGCGATGGGCGTGGTCGCTGCGGCGATGGAATCGCAAAATATGATGAATGAAATGCCTGAGATGCCCCAGCAAGAAATGATGCCACCTGAAGGCGAAATGATGCCGCCTGAAGAAGAAATGATGCCACCTGAACAACAAATGGGAATGCCACAATGAAAGCTGCTGATTTTTTAGGCTTGCTGTTTTTGGCAAGAGATGTAGCGCACAGCGTTCATTTGAACACCCGTAGCTTTAGCAAGCACAAAGCGCTTAACATTTTTTACGACCGCATTGTTGGTGCGGCGGATGATTTTGCTGAAGCCTACCAAGGCCGTCATGGTTTGATTGGCCCCATCACTTTGCATTCGGCAACCAAGACTTCCAACATCATTGAGTTTTTAGAGAGCTCGTTGGCTGAAATCGAAGGTGCTCGGTATAAAGTTGCCGACAAGTCAGATTCGTCATTGCAACAATTGATTGATAATATCGTTGAGATCTATCTGCGAACCCTCTATAAACTTAAATCTTTGGCGTAAGGACACATCATGGCACAGTATTTTCACAATAACAACGCTGACGCTCAGATCAAGGTTGGGGCTGGAAAGCTCAAGGGGATTTTTGTAAGCACAGCCTCTGGCACACCTACTTTGGCGGTGTATGACACTGCCACATCCAGCACTAGCGACCCTGTAATTCTTGATACCTTTACACCATCGGCTAACACCATGTATTTGTTAAGCGGCGATGACGGCGGTATTTATTTTAATAAAGGCCTGTACATTGACAAAGGCGGTACAACTGTCAACTGCACGGTTTTTTACGAGTAAACACCATGTCACAATACAAACACATTACGGCATCTACCCAACTCAAAGTAGGGTTTGGCAAGATTAAAGGTTTTTTCGTTAGCTCGGCGGCGACTACACCGCGAGTTACGATGTATGATTCAGCTACAGCAGATATAACTGATCCAGAGTTAATTCATCAATTCACGCCTACTTCGGCATCTGTTCGGATGTTAAGTGGCGATATTGGTGGAATTGCATTCAACAAAGGTCTGTACGTTGTCATTTCTGGTGACGTATCTATGACCGTGATTTATGAATAACCCGTACTGGTGCGGATCACCAGGGGATCTTAGGATTCAAAAATGACTGAAGAAGTCCAACAACCCTTAGCGGAAGTAGACTCCGCGCCCGCAGCAGAAGTGACGGCCACTCCTGAAGCAAATGTAAATGCGCCGGAAGTCGCTGAAGAAGCAAAAGAGCCTTCACGGGTTTTTACCCAAGAAGAACTTGATGCAGCAATCGGCAAAAGGCTTGCAAGAGAACAACGTAAGTGGGAACGAGAGCAGACTCAACGTCAAGCGGAAGCACAGACGCTGAGAGCGCCAGCAACAATCCCGCCGGTCGATCAGTTCGACAGCCCTGAAGACTATGCAGACGCATTGGCCTATCAGAAAGCTGAACAACTGTTAGCCCAGCGAGAACAAGCAAGGCAGCAATCTGCAATTCTTGAGTCTTATCACGAACGCGAAGAAGAAGCTCGGAATAAGTACGACGACTTTGAACAAGTCGCCTACAACCCAAAACTTCCAATCACTGACGTGATGGCTGAGTCGATCCGAGCCTCGGACATAGGCCCTGAAGTAGCTTACTACCTCGGTGCCAACCCCAAGGAAGCGGAACGAATCTCTCGTCTTGCGCCTATCGTGCAGGCTAAAGAAATTGGGAGAATTGAGGCCAAGATGGCCAATGATCCTCCCGTGAAACGAACCACGTCTGCGCCAGCACCGATTTCGCCTGTCACTGCTCGCTCCTCTGGGGGCCCAGCCTATGACACTACTGATCCACGGTCTACCAAGACCATGACGGATTCGCAGTGGATTGAAGCTGAAAGAGCAAGGCAGATGAAAAAGTGGCAAGCGCAAGCCAACCGCTAAACAATTTTTGAAGGATTTTTTCCATGTCTAATAGTATCTTAACGATCGACATGATCACCCGCAAAGCTCTCGAAATTCTCGAGAACAACCTGGTGCTCACCCGTAACGTGAACCGTCAGTACGACGACAGCTTCGCTGTTGAAGGTGCCAAGATTGGTTCTACACTGCGTATCCGTTTACCCGACCGCGCTCTGGTAACTGACGGTGCCGCCTTGCAAGTTCAAGACGACAACGAACAGTTCACCACTTTGACTGTTGCTTCACAAAAGCACATCGGCGTGAACTTCACATCTGCTGAATTGACCATGCAATTGGACGACTTCGCAGAGCGTGTGTTGAAGCCTCGTATCAGCCAGTTGGCCTCCAGCATTGATGCTGACGTTGCCAATGCGTACAAAACCATCGGTAACACCGTTGGCACCCCAGGCACCACTCCGTCTACTTCTTTGGTCTTGTTGCAAGCCCAACAGAAGTTGAACGAAAACGCTGCCGTGATGTCACCACGTTACGCTACCGTCAACCCAGCCGCTAACGCTGGTTTGGTCGAAGGCATGAAAGGTTTGTTCAACCCCACCGACACCATCAGCAAGCAGTTCAAGAACGGCATGATGGGCACTGGCGTGTTGGGCTTTGATGAGATCAACATGTCTCAGTCAATCAAGCAGCACACCACTGGCTCACGTAGCGCAAGCGCGTCTACATTGGTCAAGACACCAGGCGTGACCAGCGAAGGTTCATCCACCATTCTGTTGGAACAAGGTTCTGTGTCAACAACAATCAATGCTGGTGACGTGTTCACTATCAGTGGTTGCAATGCTGTTAACCCACAGACCCGTGAATCCACAGGTTCTTTGTTCCAGTTTGTGGCTTTGACTACCGTCGCCGCCTCATCTGGTACTTGGACTGTGACCGTTGCTCCTATGTACTCAGCTAACCATGCTTTGGCCACTATGGACGCGTTGCCTGCAACTGGTGGAACTGTGACTTTCGTGGGCGCTGCTTCTACTCAGTACGCTCAAAACTTGATCTACCACAAAGACGCGATCACATTTGCGACCGCCGATTTGTTGTTGCCTCAAGGCGTCGATATGGCTGCTCGCGCAGTTCATAACGGTATCAGCTTGCGCGTTGTTCGTCAGTACGACATCAACAACGACCGTATGCCTTGCCGTATTGACGTTCTGTATGGCTTCAGCACAATCCGTCCACAAATGGCCTGCCGCATGTGGGGCTAATCAAATGGGGCTTCGGCCCCGTTTTCTAAATCTTTTCAAAGGAATAAATCATGGCTACATTACCTAACGGCGCAAGCGGTTACCAAGTTGGTGACGGCAATCTTGGCGAAATCAGTTTTTACAACACCAGCGCACCTGTCGCATTGACTGGCGCGTCTGTCACTATCACCGCAGAAAATTTGGCTGCTGGTGTGTGCACTATGGACTCCGGCGGCACAGACGCAGGCACCTATGTGTTTCCAACAGGTGCATTGCTTGACGCTGCATTCTCTAGCCTTAAAGTTGGCTCGACATTTGATTGCTCTTTCATCAACATTGGTGACAACGCAGCAAATGACGTGACCTTTACTGCTGGCACGGGCAACACCCTAGTCGGTAACGACACGATCCAAGATGCGCTGACCAAAACCAGCAACACATCTGGCACGTTCCGTTTCCGCAAAACAGGTGACGCAGCGTACTCAATTTACCGCGTGTCTTAAACCTAAATGGGGGCTTCGGCCCCTATTTTTTAAAGGAAAAAAATCATGCCAAATACAAAAGCTGTAGGCGTTGCATTTGAAGATGCACAACTTGACGGCGCAGTTATGGGTAAATCTGGTGGAACTGCTGGGTTCTACGGTGCTACTCCAACAACTAAGCCTGCGGCCAACACTGCTGCCTTAACTACAATCACGTCTACTGCACCTGGTACGCCAGACTTTGCAATTCAAGACTTGACTCAAACAACCCCATTTGGTTTTGTTACCAAAGATGAGGGTAATTCAGTGTTGTCGGTGATTGCAAATTTGCAAGCCCGCGTAACGCAATTAGAAACTAAACTTCAAACTCTTGGTTTGTTGTCTTAAACCAACTAGGGGGTTAACCACCCCCTTCTTCATATGCAAATTTATCTTCAGCACGAAATTCATGGCCGAAAAATAGCTTACATGGAAATGGAAGCTGAGTTTGATGAAAAAAATGGCTGGGTGCGATATACTTTAGACACGCCTGTTGAGGCGGCTCCTGTCGTCAACGAACTGGAAGTCAAACGTCGTCGTAGCCGATCACCAGAGGTGGTCGAACAAGGAGCATAAACATGGCCATCTATACCGCTGGCGATCAAATCAATAGAGCATTGCGATTGCTTGGCGTGTTGGCTGAAGGTGAGACACCTTCTGCGTCCGTGTCCCAAGACGCTTTGATGGCGTTGAATCAGATGATTGATTCATGGAACACCGAACGCTTGTCAGTTTTTAGCACCCAAGACCAGACATTTACTTGGCCTGCCGGTGAAATTAAGCGCACTCTTGGCCCATCGGGTAACTTTGTTGGCCTGCGGCCTGTGTTGTTGGATGACGCTACCTACTACCGCGATCCAGGCACAAATGTGTCTTACGGTATCAAATTTATTAACCAACAGCAGTACAACGGCATTGCAGTCAAAACTGTAACGTCAACATATCCACAGGTTATTTTTGTCAACATGACATACCCTGATATTGAAATGTACATTTATCCGCGTCCTACACGGGACTTGGAATGGCACTTTATCAGTGTGCAAAAGTTAAGTGAGCCTGCCAATTTGGTGACCAATATCTTGTTTCCTCCAGGCTATCTGCGGGCGTTTGTCTATAACTTGGCAATGGAAATTGCACCTGAGTTTGGCGTGGAGCCAAGCCCACAAGTGCAACGCATTGCAATGACCAGCAAGCGCAACCTGAAGCGCATCAACAATCCTGACGACATCATGTCCATGCCTTACGCCATTGTGTCTTCACGTCAGCGGTTCAACATCTACGCCGGTAATTACTGATGCAAACGCCAATTCTTGGCTCCAGCTATGTTGC